AGACATTTAATACAATCTTATATATCTTTAAAGAATTCATCTTTTTGACAAGATATACTAGAATATATTAAATGTACTAATTCTAAGAACTTCTCTATTCTATTCTCTAATATTGAATTTGTCATAGACAGATTTAAAATTAGAGCTATATCTGAATATTCTCATTTAGGTGCGTTATCTTTTAAAGAAGAAGCAGCAGGAAAATTAAGAATTTTCGCAATGGTTGATATCATTACTCAATCATTGTTAGAACCCTTACATAGAACTCTGTTTTCTCTTTTTAAGAAATTCCCTAATGACTGTACTCATGATCAAGGTAAAGGTTTCAAATATGCTCAAGAATTATCTCTTAAGTATAATTGTTCTTTTGGTTTTGATCTAAGTTCAGCTACTGATAGACTTCCTATTAGTTCCCAAGTAGCTATTCTAAATAGTTTATTTGGAATAGGTTCTCAATGAGGATCTATTTTAACTAATAGAGATTATATTATTCGTAAGAATAATTATAATATTCCGGAGTCTGCAGTAAGATATTCTGTAGGACAACCTATGGGAGCTTTATCTTCTTGAGCTATGCTAAATTTAGTTCATCATATGATGATTCAATTTATAGCTACTCATTTAAATAAAACTCCGAAGGGAGTCTGATATAGAGAATATATTGTGCTGGGTGATGATTTAGTTTTATTTGATAAAGATGTAGCTGACAGATACCTTTCTCTTTGTAAAGAGTTAGGTGTTTCTATTAACTTATCTAAGTCAATTATAGCTGAATCAAAACCAGTTGTGGAATTTGCCAAAAGAACTTCAGTTAATGGTGTAGATGTATCTGCACTTCCTTTTAAAGAGTTACTAACAGGTAACAATTTTTTTGGAAGATTAGCTATAACTACCCGTCTTATCCGAAATTCTTGAGGTAAAGACCCATTTAAGATACTTACCATAGGTAATAGAAGAAAGTCTGATTCAAAACTAGACTTAATTTATCCTATGATAGGTTTCTTAACACAATTATACCAAAATAGATTTATACCGCTAAGTAGCGTTTTATCACTGATAACAAATAGAGATAAACCATTATCGTTCTTCGGAAGAGATATCCGTTGAATGAAACCTGATTTAATTTCTAGATGTTTAAAATCTTATTTCAAGACAGGGTCTCTTGATAAGAATTTATTACCAGTGAGAGAACGTTTCTTTTCAGAAGTTAATTCTATAACTTTTAAAGTGATCTTACTTAATCGTATTGATGAACTCGTCAAACGAATCGATAAGATTTCTTTATTGGATTGTAGAATTAACCTCTTAGATAAGATTTTAACTTTTCCTGAGTTAGAAGAATTAAAAATTCTTCACCCTGAGGAGAATTTAAAACCTTTAACAGAAAGGATATATTTTTCGAAAATACGTAGTATCTTGATAAATATATCTCCGTTATCAGATATATATTTCACTCGTGATCGTTCAGTTGTCTCTATGAGATCCTTACGATTAGGGTTAGATGTAGATCTGAATCTAGGTAAAGGTGTTTCCTTAAAAACTCTAAAGTATAAGTTGGTATATCTTAATGAATTTAGAAGTAATGACAATTACTTCCAATCACAAAGATTTATCGACCTTAAGTTAGAAGATTTATTGAGACACCTAGAGGAGCT